ATGATTAAATCGAAATCTAAAAAGAAATAAATACAATATGATTTGATGACTTTTCTCTGTAATGTATAATTAAATAGGAGAAATAGAATGAAAATATTAGCGCGTATTGTTAACTGGTCTGTCATAGTAATAAACAGTGTACTAGACTTTACAAGAGTATCATGGCGTCCAGCTGCATGCATTGGCATGGCAGGAAGCGTCATTATTCATGGAATATATTTACCATTATCTACAGGTGTCAGTGCTGATTTGATGGGCCTTACTGGATTAATAACAGCTGTAGTTGCAGGATTTGCCATAAGAGAATATGGTAAACTTAAGGGAACTATCGAGTAAATTGTATATATAGTTTAGTATTACATTATGTGAGCAATTTAAATATGTACTCCTGGATAGATACTAAATATATCAATCTACTTTCACCAAAACTTCAAATGTTTAAAAGATCGGGCGGATCCTATAATTTTAGGTGTCCGATCTGTGGTGACTCTCGAAAATCAAAAACTAAAGCGCGCGGTTGGATTTATCCAAAGGACGGACATGTGAGATTTCACTGTCATAATTGCAATGCGAGTATGAAGTTCAAATATTTTCTTAAACAGATAGACAATCCACTTTATTATGAATACCTGAAAGAGGTTCTTGTGGATAAAGATGGTCCTAAGAAAGAAACCGATCTTCAGCAATTTGTTAATAAAATGAAAAAGCCAGTCTTTGCAAAGACAACTAAAATTGCTGATCTTAAAAAGATATCACAATTGGCGCCAGATCATCCTGCTAAATTATATGTGATGAAAAGAAGAATTCCACCACACGTTCATCATAAACTATACTATGCACCAAAATTTAAAGCATGGACAAATAGCCAAATAGCAAACAAATTTGAAAGTCTAGAATTCGATGATGGTAGAATTATCATTCCACTCCTAGACGAAGCTGGCGACATGTTTGGCTATCAGGGTAGGTCTCTAAAGAAGAACGATAATATGAAATATATTACAATTTTGCTTAATGATGACAGACCTAAAGTTTTTGGATTAGATAGCATAGATAAATCCAAGCGTGTTTATGTCTTAGAGGGTCCGTTGGATGCATTGTTTCTTAGTAACTCTATAGCATCATGTGGGGGCAAACTTGAAACAAACATTGAAGCATGTGATATCGAAAATCATGTTATTGTTTATGACAATGAACCACGTGGAAAAGAAACAATTCGCAAAATGGAAGATTCAATTAATGCTGGACACAACATTTGCATATGGCCAAATGATATCATTCAAAAAGATATAAACGATATGGTGTTGGCTGGATTCACTCCATTAGAAATAAAAAATATCATAAATGAAAACACGTACGATAATTTGTCAGCGAAAATGCAAATGTTAGAATGGAAAAAGATATGACTATTAATGAAGAAGTAGATGATTTTATCATCGGCTTGCCAGAAGCACCCGACAAAAGAGTATATATAGTTTTATATAATATTGACTTCCACAAAAACTTTATGAAAAGAATTTGTGAATTGAGATCAGAAGAATATGCCGAACACGTGACGCTTTTAGATAAAAACGCGGTCATAGGTGGGCGGCGGGATTTATGGATTTTTAAACCAACACACTATTATGTTGGTAATGGCTACAATTGAGGATAAACAATGATGAATTTTAATGAATTTGTAATAGAACAGAAAGGTGATCACAAAGATGGAACATACATTTCTGTTAAATTAAGCAAACAAGACTCAGCAAAGCTTGACTTTTGGGCAACTGAAAATGGAATAAAGAATCTTATAGACCCTTCAGAATATCATACCACAGTAATATATTCAAAGAAGGGCATACCAGATTCTAAAGGATATGATCTTGATCTTCCAATAGAAGCTAAAATATCAGGATGGGAAATATTTGATTCACAGGGAAGTACCAAATGTCTAGTTGGTGTATTAGACAGCAAAGAATTAGTAAAGCATCACAACAACATCATGAGCACATATAAGGGTACTTATGATTTTCCGAAATATATTCCACATATCACACTAACATATAATAATGCAGATCGTGGCATTCCAAAAGAACTACCCGATTTTAATCTTAAGTTTGATACTAGAGATTTTCAACCCATTCGACCAGATTTTATACCGAAAAGCAAATCATAATGAGAATTGAAACTGAAGAATATCTTGATTTTTCACAAGTTCTTCTTAAGCCAAAAAGATCTAAATTGACTTCTAGACTTCAGGCTGACATTACTAGAAATTTTAAATTCCTCTATTCAAATATAGATTTTAATGACTGTACTCCGATAATTGCTGCTAATATGACTACTGTTGGAACATTTGAAACTGCTAAAGTGTTATCAGATAATGCAATGCCAACATGTATACACAAATTTTATAACATTGATGAACTAGAAGCTTTTTTTAAAATAGATCCTAACACAGAATTTTTCTATACTATGGGGTCGGGTCAAGAAGAATATGATAAGTATGTTACACTGGTATCGAAGATTGGTTATACTCCAAACGTGTGTATCGATGTTGCAAACGGATATTCGGAAAGCTTTGTAAAATATGTGTCTAAAGTTAGAGCGTTTGTTGAAAATAATGCCACAATCATGGCTGGAAATGTTGCAACACCAGAAATTACAGAAGAATTAATTCTGAATGGTGCCGATATTGTAAAAGCTGGAATCGGTTCAGGTGCACTTTGTACAACTCGTTCAGTTACAGGTGTTGGCATACCGCAATTTTCATGTGTTGCTGAATGTGCTGATGCTGCTCATGGTGTTGGTGGTATGCTTTGTTCAGACGGCGGGATTACATGTCCAGGTGATGTTGTAAAAGCTTTTGGTGCAGGCGCTGATTTTGTGATGGTTGGATCTGAGTTTGCTGGCCATACTGAAAATTCGGATTCTGGTAATAATGTTACAATATATGGTATGAGTTCATCCATGGCTCAAGAGAAACACTACACAGAAAATAAATCATACAGATCAAGTGAAGGCCGAGAAGCTGTTATAGAATTCAGAGGCGATATACAAGACACACTAAATTATTATTTTGGTGGGCTTCGCTCTGGAATGACATATATTGGAGCTCAAAACATTAAAGAGATTCCAAAAAGAGCAACCTTTATCAAAGTGTCTAAAATATTAAATGAGACACATCTACACAATACCGTAAGGATTAAATAATGACCGAAGCAGTATCACTAGTATCGCTATCTTCACCATCAGCTGAAACTGACTGTAAAACGGCTGAAGAATTGATTGCTTATGTAGCAAGAGTAAGTGCGAAAGAAAATCAGGGAAATAAATCGACAGCACAATCTCTAATTAATTTTTTAATTACTCACAATCATTGGTCTCCATTAGAGATGGTTAATATGACATTGGAAATTAATACTACGAGAGACATTGCACGACAATTACTTCGTCATAGATCATTTTCGTTTCAAGAATTTAGTCAGAGGTATGCTGAAGTAAATACTGATGATTTTGTTTTGAGAGAAGCGAGATTACAAGATTCAAAAAACAGACAAAATAGTATGAAGTCGCATGATATGGGTCTACAGACTGAGTGGAACAAAAAACAACAAAGTGTTATTAGAGCTGCAACAGAAGCATATGAATGGGCAGCAGCACATAATATCGCTAAAGAACAGCGCCGCGTTGTTTTACCAGAAGGACTAACACCATCTAGAATGTATATGCAAGGCAATATACGCTCGTGGCTGCACTATTGTTTATTGAGAATGGGGAATGGTACTCAATTAGAACACATAATGATAGCAAATAGAGTGTGGTTAATCCTTCATCAACACTTTCCAAACATAACAAAAATATTTCATGAGCATCAAAGAGAAATTCAAAATATTCTCCTAGCTTATGATAATGAACAAGAGGCCTATCAGAATGCAAAATAATAGATTACATATAGTGTGCGATTGTAACACTTTAGAACATCATATTTAGATAGAATAATAGAGCACATGAAAAAATATAAAAATAAGGACCAACATGCCACAAATACACGTAATTAAAAGAGACGGCTCAAAAGAACTCTTAGATATAGAAAAAATTCACAAAGTATTATATTGGGCATGTGAGGATATTACTGGCGTTTCAGTATCTGAAATTGAACTGAAATCAGAAATTCAGTTTTATACCAACATAGAGACTGCGACGATTCATGAAACCATGATTCGATCTGCTGCCGAACTTATCACTGAAGACTCACCAAATTATCAATATGTTGCTGGTAGACTTATAAACTATCATCTTAGAAAACAAATCTATGGTTCACATAAAGTTCCTAATCTCTTTGAACATTACAAAAAGATAACAGATCTTGGGTATTACGATAAACAGCTAATGGATTTATATGATGTGGATGAGTGGGAATATTTAGATAAAATAATAGATCATTCGCGTGATGATGATATTGCCTATGCCGGCATGGAACAGTTGCGCGGCAAGTATCTTGTTAAGGATAGAGCATCTAGTGAAATATTTGAGACACCACAAATAGCGTTCATGTTGATTTCAATGACTCTATTTTCTCATTATAATAAATACAATAGGATGAAGTGGGTTAAAGATTTATATAATGCTATATCACAATTCGATATAAGTTTACCTACTCCCATTATGGCTGGCGTCAGAACTCCTGACAGACAATTCAGCTCTTGTGTATTGATTGAAAGTGGAGATTCTTTGGATTCAATTAATGCTACTTCGTCTGCTACAGTTAAATACGTATCTCAGAAAGCTGGCATTGGCCTTGGTGCAGGTCGTATCCGTGCCCTTAAATCTCGTATTAGGAACGGCGCTGCTGTGCACACTGGTGTTATTCCTTTTTATAAGCTCTTTGCTTCTTCTGTTAAATCCTGCAATCAGGGCGGAGTTCGTGGGGGGTCTGCGACACTTCACACAGTTATTTGGCATAAGGAAATAGATGATATTCTTGCTCTGAAGAGCAATAAGAAAACAGTAGAAACTAGCTGTAGAAATTTGGATTATTCCATTCAATTGTCTAGACTGTTTTATGATAGACTTATTAGTGGCGGCGATATAACACTGTTTTGTCCAAATGATGTTCCAGATTTATACGATGCGTTTTTTAAAGATCAAGACGAATTCGATAGATTGTATGTTAAGTACGAAAAATCTTATAAGATTGAAAAGACGACTGTTCCAGCGATTGAAGTATTTTCTAAACTGATGCAAGAAAGAAAAGAAACTGGTCGCATATATTTCATGAATGTGGATCATTGTAATACTCACAGTTCATTCAAACAAGATTTAGCTCCAATTAGAATGAGCAATCTCTGTCTATCAGGAAATACTGATATTGTTATAATGAATGATAATGGTGAGATCAAAGATATTAAAATTAAAGATTCTATTGTTGGTGATAAAATATATTCCCGTGATTTAAACAAAGGCAAGGACGAATTTCGCGAAATTAAAGCTTTCGCGAAAACCGCACAAGACGCTAGTGTTATGAAAATTACTGATGAAGAAACAGGTAAATTTATAATTTGTACACCAGAACATAAAATATACACACAAAATCGTGGATATGTGATGGCTGAGGATCTTCTTGAAAGCGACATTTTAAAGTTTCAGGATTAGTTGGAATATGTATTTCTATAAATATAAAATAAAGGGAAATACATATGGCGATAGTATATATGGTATCAAACAATATTAACAATAAGAAATATATTGGACAGACAATTAGATCGTTGACCGAAAGATGGAACTCTCATATTTCAGCTAGCAGACAAGGTAGCAAATTTAGATTTCATTCAGCCATTAGAAAATATGGTGTGGAAAATTTTACATTAGAGATCATATTTGAAAGTGATAATGTTGAATTGATTAAAAATAAAGAAGCAGAGCTCATAATTAAACACAACACAATGACTTTTGGATATAATGCTTGTCCTGGTGGTACAGGCGGGTGGGTGGTAAAAACTGAAAATTATGAGACTTGGCGCACTAATAACCATAAACATACTATAGGAAGATTAAATGGTAATGCAATATCGACTACAAATGATGAAATTGTCGATATTGCATTGTTGTTTATTAAGGAAAATTGTTACATACCATCACATGCTAAATTGATAAAATATTCTAAAGACAAAAAAATACCAAAAAGTTTTACGAAATATAGATTCAATGGACGGTATAAGAATCTCGTAAAAATATTAGAAAATAAAACTAACATTAAATATGTTCCATATTACAAATGTAAGAAACAAAAAGAACAACTTTCAAAAATCGTAACTGGAAAAAAATGGTTTTTTTGTAAAGACATAAAAAGCAATAGATTGTGTCATGAACATGAATTAGATATAAAATTAAACTGGAAAAAGGGTAGAATGACATCATGGGATTAAGACTAGAATATTTAACTGATGTAGAAGATGTTTATGACGTAACGGTTGATAAAAATTTAAATTTTTATGCTAATGGTATTTTAGTTCATAATTGCCAAGAAATAACATTACCAACTCATCCACTTACTAGCATCTACGATGGAGAACCATCTAAAGAGCCAGTTCAAATTAACTGGAGTGATTGGGACGCATATGAAGAATTCAAAATATCGAATTCAGATTATGTTTACAAGCGCGGAAAGGGTCAGCACACCGACACATTTGCTTATGAAGTCATAAATTATATCAATTTTGATAGCGCTTATAGGTGTGTTTACGAATTAGCTGAGAGTGATTCTAAAGCAGAAATTGCACTATGTACATTGGGAGCAATCAATTGGGGCAAAATTAAAAAACCTGAAGATTTCATGAAGCCAGCTAGATTGTTGGTTAGAGCTTTAGATGCACTATTAGATTATCAGTCGTATCCAGTTAAAGCTGCTGAAAATGCAACCATGAATAGAAGGCCACTTGGAATTGGTATCATCAATTTTGCATATTGGATTGCTAAGAATGGTATGACATATAGTGAACCAAATTTAGAGCTCATCCATGAATACGCCGAAGCATGGTCATATTATTTGATTAGAGCATCTGTAGAATTAGCAGAAGATTTTGGTCCATGCCCACTATCACACCAGACAAAATATGATGACGGTATTATGCCAATTCATACATACAAAGAAGCTGTTGATGAATTAGTAAACCCAGACTATAAATTGGATTGGAATGAACTATCAGAAAGATTGAAGAAGAGCAAGATTAGAAATTCTACATTAATGGCTCTAATGCCATCAGAAACATCTTCTCAAGTTTCTAATTCTACTAATGGTATTGACCCTATCAGAGAGATAGTTTCTATTAAACAATCTAAAGATGGTGTACTAGCACAAGTTGCGCCGGAGCCAATTAAATTTAAGAACAAGTATGAAAAGATGTGGGATGCTAAAACACCACACGGTTATATAAAAATTATGGCAGTACTTCAAAAGTTCATTGATCAATCTATCTCAACAAATACGACTTATAATCCAGAGCATTATCCAGATGAGATGCTGTCTGAGGCTGGATTGCTTACAGACATGTTGATGATGTATAAATATGGTATCAAGACAGCATATTATTTTAATACAAATGACGATGCTGGAGAGATAGAAGTCCCAGATGCCGATGTTGAAGCAATGGAAGATGAAACGTGCGGCGCTTGCGCGATATAATGAGAGTAATTTAATGTCTGTTTTCAATTTAAATAATAAGACGCCACATCATAAGAGAACTATGTTCTTTGGAGAATCTGTTGATGTGGCAAGATACGATAAGTTTAAATATCCACAATTCGACAAACTAAACGATAAGCAATTATCATTCTTTTGGAGACCCGAAGAAATAGATATATCTAAAGACTTCAAGGATTTTAAAACTTTAAGTCCACATGAACAGCATATGTTTACTGCTAATTTGAAAAGACAAATCTTGCTAGATTCTGTTCAGGGTAGAGCGCCTTCTTTAGCATTTCTTCCTATAGTATCATTACCAGAATTGGAAAATTGGATTACTACATGGACTTTCTCTGAAACGATTCACTCTAAATCTTACACACATTTAATTAAAAATATCTATTCAGATCCGTCTAAGGTTTTTGATGAAATAAAAGAAATAACTGAAATCATCGATTGCGCTAAGGACATTAGTAAATATTATGATGATTTGATTTTGTGTAATAGTATGTTGAGTCCTCATTCAGCCCACGCTATTACTACATATGAACACAAAAAGGCTCTATGGCTTTGTCTGAATGCTGTGAATGCTCTTGAGGGAATTCGTTTCTATGTAAGCTTTGCAATTTCGTGGAACTTTGCAGAACTTAAGAAGATGGAAGGCAATGCAAAGATTATTAAATTCATTGCAAGAGATGAAAATTTACATTTAGCATCCACACAACAGATGATAAAGCTATTACCAAGTGATGATAAAGATTTCAAAAAGATAGAAAAAGAATGCCAACCAGAAGTTATTCAAATGTTTACTGATGTGGTAAATCAAGAAAGAGATTGGGCAAAATATGTCTTCAAAGACGGTTCCATGATCGGCATCAATGAAGCACTTTCAGTAGAATATTTGGAATGGATAGCAAATAAAAGAATGCTAGCAATAGGTCTACCATCTCCATATAAAGGTGGTTCCAATCCACTCCCATGGACACAAAAATGGATTGCTGGCTCCGATGTCCAAACCGCACCTCAAGAAACAGAAATAAGTAGTTATACAATCGGGGCTGTTAAAAAAGACATTCGAGATGATACATTTAAAGGATTTTCATTGTAATTTATTACGCAGAAAATATTGAGAATGAAACAATAGCATATCAGTACGAAGAAAAGATAATAAGAAAATTCGGAAGAAGAGATATAGATGACGGTGGAATATTATTAAATATCTGTCTAGGTTCAAATCCACCCGCTCACCGCGGAAAAACATATTCTGAAATTATGGCTCCTAAAGCTGATATTGAACTAAAAGAAAGAAAATTACCCAATGAAGTGGCATGAATGCACAGAGTGCGGCGCGGAGTTTAGAATCGTTGCCGACACACATATACATCCAGAGTTTTGTCCGTTTTGCGCGACAGAGCTTCCCGTAGAAGATGACGATGACGAAGACGAGGATGA